CTGGAAATAAGAGCAAGATTACAAAACTTATGAGTGAGGTTGATCAATACCTTCAAGATAATACTAAACTTCAAGAAGATTTAGAAAACACTACAAAGCAGCAAGAAGAAGTTGCAGGTGCTAGACAAAAGTTATCGAAACTAAACACACTTCGAGGAAAACTCTCCCAGAAAGTATCTGCTATTACGAAAGAGCACAAATTCTTTATGGATAATACGGTATGCCCTACTTGTACGCAAGATATTGAGGAATCCTTCCGGTTAAATAAAATTGACGACGTTCAAAATAAGGCAAAGGAACTAAAGGAAGGTTTCGACGAGTTGGAATCAACCATTAAGTTTGAACAACAGAGAGAGCGTCAATTCAACGACCTATCGAAGGAGATCACGAACTTAACGCATGGTATTTCTCAAAACAATACTCGGGTTAGCGGAAATCAACGACAAATCCGAGATCTGGAATCGGAAATTCAAAGAATTGCCGACAACCTTGCAAACCGAAATACTGAACATGAAAAGTTAGACGAATTCAAATCTAATCTC